TTCTTATCAAAAGAAGAAATAGACATAATGATGTCTGAGTGCGTTGAAGAAGATGGATGGTATGGCGAAGGCGGAGCGTGGGAAAATAATTTAAAAGAATGTACGCATTCTAGAGAACTTCGTCAAGAAATAAACACTCGTCTAGAAGCTATTATTAACAATGATGAAGAAGAGTCAAATAGCAATACCATTGTAAACAGACTTCGTGTATCTACTGGAAACGGTACTGACTGGGCACTTGGAGTACACTCAGACAATCATGAGTATGGCGATGGTCGTAGTGTTAATGTTACTAAGGGTTATGTAATTTATTTTAATGACGATTTTGAAGGTGGAGAAACAGTTTACATTAATAAAGGTATCGAAATTAAACCAAAAGCTGGAAGAATGCTTGTTCACTCTGGATACAAAGAATACACTCATGCCGTTAAGCATGTGATATCAGGAACTAGGTATTTTATAACAGGATTTGTTTTTAAAAAAGGAACACTAGTAAAAAGTTACAGTTAGTAATACAAAACCCAGTCAGAGGCGGATCCGACTGGGTTTTGTTGTGCCTAAGCACATGTAAGGAACTAAAAGCTCAACTTACAATATTATTGTAAAATAGATTTTGTCCTAAGTCAAGGATTATTCTACAATAAGATTGTTCTCATCAAGCTTGTCAAAAACTAATCCCATTAGGTATGTAATTGATGGCAAACTTTGTCCCATCTTTTCTTCAGTTTCTTCTTCAGACATTCCTGATTGAATGCACATCATTTTGTTACCGTTTTGGAAAACTCTTGTCATTAAGTTGACAACTGAGTCTCTATCTTTATCCATTTTCTTCTCATGTTGTATACGCTGGGGCGGGGCCTAATAGATAGCCCTGTTCATGATAATTTATCATCTTTTGTGTGTCTTCTCCGCCTACGACTTTATTCGAAATTAGTGTAAGCAGATCATAAATCCTATGGAGCATAATATATGTCACCATAGGAAGATTATCTTCTAGATTCGTTGTTGCCTGTTCTTCAGTCATTCTTTCTACCTAAATCTTCCCAACATATTTCTCTGCCCATAGCGTCTGTTATGGGGATTGGTTGTGATTCATTTTGACATTTACAATTATTGCTTTCACATGTCATTTGGAACCGCCTTTTTAACTGCTTTTACAATATCATCATAAAAGCCAAAGCCTATAAATTTTTTGTAGTCGCACGATAAACAGTAGAGATAAAGATTGTCTTCTAAATCTTGATTGGGATAAAGAAGACCTTGATCCATTGGGCATTCCAATTGCGGAACAAGGCCTTCTTCAGCCATTGCTATGTATTTAGATACATACTGTATCCTTTGCATAGTCTCCTACTTCTTCGTGTCTGTTGGGAACTTTAAATAAAATTCCTGTGCTCTTTGGGTTAAACCCTTCCAAGCTGACCAATTCTCACCGCCATTAGTCATATAGTACGTTATCTCTGCGTTGATTACTGGGTCAAATAATAGTACATTTGACTTCAGGTCGAACTTTTCTTTTCGATCAATTCCGAGGTTACCCAACATATTAATCTGAAAAATTCCATAGGAACTGTCTCCAGTATTCCTGTTGCCATTATACGCCATT